GCGTCAATACACAAATAACGAATGGTACCTTTAGCGGCAACGCATCAGGATGGACTCTCCCCACTGGTTGGGCGTATGGCAGTAACGCAGTAAGTCATAACGCAAATGGCACCGGCGCACTAAGCCAAAATATTACCACGCCAGTTCTTGGAGATCGCTGGGAACTAAAGTTTACGATTTCCAACCTTACCGCTGGAACAGTGTCGGCTGCGTATCAAGGCTTTACCTGGGGTGCAAATCTCAGTCAAAATGGCACTTATATTTATCGTGGTATTATAACCAATTCATCAAACAGTAACTTTACCAACCTGACGTTTACACCGTCGAATACAGCTCGATTCACCATCGACGATGTTTCCCTGAATACTTACGTCGGCGGCACTATTCGCACAGGCGATTTACAGATTGCTGCCTCCAACTCCAATACTGACGGCGTTCTCACAATTACGTCCCGCATCAAAAATAATGGCCTTCCTGGGGATACCCGCCACATAAGCCTACAAAATAACGGAGGGTACACTTGGATCGATTTTCAATTTAGCGGAACTAATCAAGCGCATATCGGCGCAACTTCATCAGGTGAGGTGTCAACGTGGATTGGTGGCACTGGTAACGGAGCTTCCGTGTACCACAAAGCTACAAACACTTTAGTCAGCTACAATAATCCTAGCACATTTACTCACTACGGATACGGAGCTTTCCTCAATGGTGTGAACGCAGGTGGCGCATCCAGTCCGAGCAGTACGCTCATGAGCCAAGGTGGTACGGCGCTCAAGGTCAAATACATCACCGCCAACCAAACGCTAGACAACACAGCGACCGAGTGGATTGTTGATCCGTCAACGGCAACGTGTACCGGCGCTCCTACTAACGCTTGTTCATCCTACACGACCGAGGCGACGTGCCTTGCTCGTGACGCACACGGTGGATGTAGTTGGTTTGCCGGATACGATTGTTCTGTTTATAACGGCGACGAGTCATCATGCACAGGTCAAACCGGATGCACTTGGGAGCAATCAAGTTGCTCAGTCTATAACAATAATCAATCATCGTGCGAGGGGCAAACAGGATGTAGTTGGAATAACAATCCACAAGATTGCTCGACGTTAAATGAAACAGCTTGTGGTAGTACAAGCGGCTGTACGCAAAACTTTGACGACTGCGCTAATTATTCGGATGGCGGTGGTGACGGTACAGCGTGTAACGCAGCAAACGGCGGTGGATATTGTTCGTATGATAGCGGCACGGGAGCGTGTACCGGCGGTTCGTGGTACGTCAGTTGCTCAGGTACTTACGATTCTTACACTTGCGACGGTACCTATGCTACTGGCAACTGCACTGGAGTTTACGGCGCAGCCTGTAGCGGATCGGCATCGTGCGGAGGAATCGACGATCAGACTAACTGTAACGCTGAATCCGGATGCACATGGCAGACCGCAATCACCTTGACGCTTCCGTCGATTACTACTTGTCCTGACAGAGATTACTGGATCTATAACACATCAAGCACAAACGCAGATGTAGTGTTAGTTCCGTCCTCCGGCGACACAGTAGATCACACAACGTCGTATACGCTTTCTAACTACAAAGATTGGGTTCATGTTAGTCCGTTTAGACGATTAGAAGCGTGTAGCAGTTTTAATGAAGCAACTTGCGGCAGCACAAGCGGTTGCACTCAAAACTACTCTAACTGCGTTTGGGATGGCTCGACTTGCGGAGGCAACGCCTCTTGTACCGGCTACGGAGATCAGTCATCCTGCGAATCGGCTACATATTACTCAGGATGTTCTGGTAACTATTTAGTTTCGTCTAACTGGTATGTATTCGGAAAATAATTATGTTGGTGCTGAGCGAAGAGAGCGTAAAAGAGTTTATTCAAGGCAATAAGGTATTTGTAAAAATATTTGCGGATAATTGCCCCTACTGCACACGTTTGGATGAGCAGATGGAGCGCGTGGATATGTCAGCCTACCAATGCGGTATGCTCAAAGTATCCCATCCAATGGATAAAAACCCACAGCCAAGTGAGTTCAAACGAACCTGGATGCGGCAAGACAAGTCAGACGTTGTGAAAGATTCGGTTCCAGCACTGTTTGTATTTGAGAACGGCGAGCTAAAGCATCGGCATTTTGGGATGCTATATGCAGACTCTTTACAGCACTGGCTTGAGACTGGAGCGGTAATTCCGTCAAAGATTCAACAGGCTGAAAAAGAAGCTGCTGATCGAAAGCAGAAACTAATCAACCTTTTCGCGCAGCGCGGGGAACTAACCTATAATATGGAACTTATGAGCAATAAGTTAGTAGAAATTAACAAAGGCATCGCGGAGTTGATGAAATGAAAATCAGAGTTACATTTGAAATGCCGTTGCCAGAAGGATTTGAACCATTCTTGCTAGTAATTGCAGAAACTCATGGATATTCGGCGTCGCAATATCCAGACCTAACGCCAGAGCAGTTTGTGTTAGCTCATGTATGCTGTCCTCAAGTATCAACCTTATTTAAAACTATTATCACTAGCGCATTGTCGCCATACTTCGGCATTGTTGGCAAAGAACAGGTTGAACAGGTGCAGTCTGTATACGAAAACACTCATACTGTCGTTGCTGATATAGTAAGTGACTAATGCTTATATTTCTCAACCCACGACAAAGTTTACTACAGGCGCAAATAGTTGACCCTGATGGTTTTCGTCGTCGTAAGTTTGAGTCTGCGTGGGAAATTGAGTTAGCAGCAGAATTGCTGAAAGGCAAACTTAAGCCTTTCAAACGTAAGAAACGTAAAGAGTTTAACTTCAAAGAGTTGCTGAACAAACAACTCAATGAAGGCGCTACCGTTGAAGCAGCAGTAGAAGCAGTAGCAAACGAAGCGTTAAATGTCAGTCCGACGTTTGAATATACCGCCGAAATTAAAGCTCAAGTTGATGCTGTCGTAGCCGAGTACTATGCAAAAATTGCGCAACTAGAAGCAATAAAAGTAGAGCAGCAACGTAAGTTACAAGCCGAACAACAAGCCTATGTGGCAGCTATCAGACAGGCCGAGATTGCCGAAAACAAACGAAAAAAACGCAACGCAAAAACCATTAAGGTGCTATTGATGTTAGCCAGTATGGAGGACGACGAGTGACACAAAAGTATAAATTGTTTCAGTGGTGTCCTGTTAAGCAGAGGGTTGTGCCAATAGAACAAGTCGCAAAACGCGCTCAGTCTAATGCGCGTGACTTGTTTATCCAGGACGAAATGGAACCAGTAAGAAATCCGTTAAACCCAAACGAGGTGTATACAAGCAAATCAAAGCTCAGAGCGGCCTACAAAGCCGCTGGAGCCGTTGAAATCGGCGATGCGTATGACAGGGGCTACTCACCTGAAATGAAGGCTAGAGAGTCCGAGAACACGTTAATTGCCAAGTTAAGGGACCAAACCATAGAGAGGTATCGAAATGGAAGATAATAGCCAAGAAGTAGAATCCACCGAAGTAGTTGTTGAACGAGAGCCAGCGCAACTATCCATAAGAGAAAAACTAAAACAGGAGTTGCAAAGCACAAACAACACACAGGCCGATGAAACATCCGCTGAGGAACCCACTCAGCAGCCAGAACAAGCAGCGCCCGTTGAGCAAGTCGTGCAGCAAGAGCGCCCAATGCTGGTACCTCCGTCTGATATGAATAGCGCTGAAAAAGACGCGTTCCTTAACCCGACTGCTCAAAATGCTCATGTTTTGCAAGGCTACCTCAATCGCCGAGCATACGAAACTCGGATGCAGTACGACCGAAAAATGCAGGAGGTCAATCAGCTTTATAAGCAAAATCAAACGGTTTACGACACAATAAAACAATATGAAGAGGAGTATGCTCGACAGGGCATAAGCATTGGCGATATCGCTAGGCGCTCAATCGCTTGGGATAAGGCAATGAAAAACAATCCCTATCAAACGGCTTTGGAGTGGTTGCAAAGTTATAACATTAACGTCAATGACCTGACTGAACGGGCACAACAGCACTATCAGCAACCACCTCAATACCTGACAAAAGAAGAAGCTGAACGTATTGCCATTGAGAAATATCAGTCTATCGCTGATGAGCAAGATAGAAAGGCACTTGAGCTATATAATGAGCGTGTCGTAGAATATTTCATGAACAGCAAACCACTGTTTAAGGATGCCGAAACAGCTTCGCAGTTAGAGGCTGAAATGGCTCCAGTAGTTCAAGCTCTAAACAATACGGGTCGCTACTCGTCTGCTGAGGAGGTCCTTGAAACTGCTTACAACTATGTGGTTAATGGCAATCCGACCTTCTCCGGCATCATGCAAAAGATGACCACAGGGCCGGTGGTTCAACAGCAGCAAGCAGTAGCTCAAAAAGCAAGGCAAGCTGCAAAATCAATATCTGGCTCTGCTGGCAGCGGAACTCCCAGGGTACACGCACAAACTATAAGGGATAACCTGCGGCGGCGTTTCCACGGAGAATAGCCATCGAGTTATCCCATAACGTATAAGGGATAATAAAATGGCTAATTTAGAAGAGGCTCTCGTAGCAACCCTCTTTGATCAGTCGGATGATATTGCCGATGTCGTGCTTCATCACGCACCGCTTACTTCCGCACTTGACGATGCAGGGCGCGTTAAAAAGATTTCTGGTGGTTATGAACTGCGTAAGCCCGTCATGTACAATGACGCTGCTGTAGGTGGATTCTACCAGGGATACCAGTCGTTCGATCTTAGTTCAATCGACGACCTTACAGCTTTCCGATTTGGCATCAAGCAGGTTTATGAGCCTGTTTCTATGTCAGGTCGTGAGCGTCGTGCTAACCGAGATGAGGCACAGCTTCTTGATCTTGCTGAGGCAAAGATTGAGGCATCTATTTCCCGTCTGAAGAATACTGTTTCGTCTTCACTTCGAGGCGATGGAACTGGCTTCGGTGGAATGGAGTTCGACGGCTTGAAGAAGGCAGTTTCGACTTCACCTTCGTCGGGAACATACGGAACTATCGACCGTTCAGCTAACATTTGGGCGCGTAACTACGCTACCAACGTAACGCTTTCGGCTTCGAACGTTCAGGAGACAATCACGGATGTTATCAGCCGCTTAACTCGTGGCGATGAGCAGCCTGACCTTGGAATCATGGACCGTACTGCATGGAAGTACCTCCACTCGTCATTGACTGCAATTCAGCGTATTCAGCTTCCCGTTAAGGAAGCAAAGGCTGGATTCCGCAAACTCTACTATGACGGTTGTGAGTTTGTATTTGACGGTGGTTACGGTTCAAGCGTTCTTGAGACTAACTCATGCCGATTGCTCAATACTAAGTATTGGACATTTGACATGGTTCGAGGCGCTGACTTCAAGCCGCTTGCACCAACTATGGATCGCCCAGTAGATCAGGATGCTTTCTTCACCGTAATTCTCGTTGAAGGAAACCTTTGCTGCTCTGCTCCAGCTCTCCAGGGTGTAATTTACGCTTAATAAGGAGGACTAGAGTATGTCACAGGTAGGATCGTTTGGAGTTAATTACAAGAAGGTTTGGGATAGCACTTCAGCTATGCTTCCAGCTACAGTTGGAACAGTAGGGTCACTCGTCGAAGGCGAGTTTCTTTTTGTTCAGGCTGATGGAGCTATTGACCAGTATGGTTTCGTAAAAATCGAAGCCGATGGTCAGGCTGCTATGCTCACCACTACTAATGCAGGTTCTCAGAATCTCACCGTTGGCGTAGCTCAAGTAGCTGCTGCTGACAATGAGTACCTCTGGGTATGGATTGGTGGTGTAGCTGCTGGTGGAGCGACAAAGGGTATTAAGGGTAAGGCTGCTGCTTCATATGCTGCAAAAGCTAACCTGAATACTACTGCTACCGCTGGTGTTGCTGACGATGCTTCGACTACGCTCATTAAGAACGTAGTTGGACTAGAGACGCTTACTGGTGCTGGAACAGTAAATCTGTTTTCAACAGGCCATTTGCGAGTCAACTAATCAAATGGGGGGTGAAGGCCCCCCATATTTGTGAGGTCTTATGCCATCAGTAACTAATCTTATTGGCTTGGGTATGCCACCTGAGCAAGCAGCAGAGGTGTCAGACGGCACTTTTGCTGTAGTTACGTCAACCGCAGCGCTTGTTGCAACCGCTGCCGGACTGCGTACCAAAATGGCAATCAACAACGTAAACGACACAACCCCAACAGCAGCAGAGCTTACCACTTCGTTTGGTACGCCAGCTTCAGTTGGTACAGGTTTTGTAGGTGTTGTTAAGGATGCTGATGTTGATACTAACTGCTATGTAGTTGTATCCAACGGTGTTTCTTACTTTTACCTAAAGTTTACTAAAGCCGTTTAGTAACTAAGGGGGGAGTAATCCCCCCAATTTTATAGGTGATTTATGACGTGTTACGCAGGAAAAGCTACAGTTGCAACTCCAACTATCGCCACAGCTACTAGCACACAAGTATTAGCTGCTAACCCATTTAGAAAGTATCTTTTAATCCAAAACAATAGTGCTGCTCACATAGGCATTGGGCTAAACGGTGAAACTTTAACAGGTATAGCCCCAACCAGCACCAACAAATGCATTAACGTGCCAAATAGCGATAATGCTAAAACTATAGTATTTCAAGGACAGTTTGTACCAAGTGGAGCGATTACGGCTTACCAGACGTCTGGTGGAACGATCAATACGTTAGTCGTTATTGAGGGGTAGTGCTATAACTAGGTAGGCAACTATGCCTATTTAGGAGAATAATTATGGCAAATATAGACTGGAGCAGCATCATGTCCGGTAATAGCCAACCCAAGAAGCGGTACCAGGGGGCTAATATCAAGTTCTTTTTCGCTTACAACGAGAACGAGGAAAAGTCGCTGCGTGAGGGACGGCCAATATTCGATGAAATCCCATCGATCAGTATCCAGTGGCCTGGTGGAGATGAGACAGTAAGACGCATTGAACCACAGGATATTCAGGAATACCCCGAACTTTATAGTCGGTTTCAAGCTGGTAGTGAGCCAGTAGCCGATGGTACTCCGTTAGCTGAATGGTCGCTTATGACTGGCTCTGCTATGCGTGAATTGCAGTACCTTGGGTTTAAGACAGTCGAGCAGTTAGCTAATGGTTCTGACGAAGCAAAACGAAAACTTGGCTCATTGTCTAAGTTTGTTAAATTGGCTCAAGATTGGCTTGCAGCAGCTAAGTCAGATCAGAACGAAGTAGTAAAACTCAAACAGCTTTTGGAAAAGTCGGAGACTCGTACTAAGGCACTTGAGGAGAAGATGGAACTGCTCCTTCAGCGAATCGAGGCAAATGAGGGGACTGATTTGCGGTCGTATCGCAGAGAGTTAATTCAGCCGGTAGAGCTTGACGATGTAACCGATGATGTAATGGATGAGCCTCGACGCCGAGGACGACCAAGGAAAGTATGAGCATAGCCACGGTTATACAAAATGTAGCAAACGAAGCGGGCTATACGGTTGAGTCAAATATATTTACTTCAACCGAAACAACTACCAAGCAGCTTCTTGCCATTGCACAACGTATTAACCGTGACATTTTTGAGGCGTATCCTTGGCCTAAATGTTACGCTTCAGGGTCAATAACGCTGGTAGGGGGCCAAGCAACCTATGCTCTACCAGCAGCTTTTTCCCGCTATCAATACGAAACATTTTGGAATCAAAGCACTCGGTGGCGCGTTCTTGGCCCTATGAGCGAACAAGAATATGCAGAGATTCGTGGCTTTGGACTTGAACCTACAATTTACCAGCGGTTTCAAATTCGAGGATTAAGTAACACTGAACTGCTAATCAACCCTACGCCTGGAGCTAACAATAACGGCGATACCCTTATCTTTCAGTATATCGCAGACCGGTCAGTAGTGCCTGTAACATGGTCGAGCGGAGTGGTTTTCGCTGCTAACACATACTGTTTTTACAACGGCAACTACTACGTTACTACCGTAGGAGGCACTACAGGAGCCACAGCACCGACGCACACGAGCGGTTCGGTGTCTGATGGTGGCGTAACGTGGACTTATTATAACGGGCCTTACAACGAGTTTAGAGCCGATACAGACACCTCCATATTTCAGGAGAAATTACTTGAGCAAGGGATGTTAGAGCGCTTTGGTGAAATCCATGGCTTAGAAAGCATTAAGCCAGTTTTTCAGCAACAGGTGCATGAAGAGTTTGGTAGAACTTTGTCAGGTAAAGTTATTTGGGCAGGTGGAGCAACCAGACCGCTTCAATATGCTCGTAATGGTGTAGCTATGTTTGGGACGTGGATATAATGCAAGAACCAACGATTACACAAAAAGACCCTATTGCTTATTACCGATGGTTACGGTCCCAGCGAATGTCTGGTGCCCAAGCTACTCAACTTGTAGAGCAGCGATTTGGCCCACCGACAACGCCTGAGGAGCGTAATCAACGACAGCAAGCGGCAAACGAAAATGCTGCTTTGGCTCAGGCTGGTGGATTGGTTGGTGGCGCTGTAGCTACTAATTGGGCAATGCAAGGTTTCAAAACTCCTGAATGGATGAAAAGCACCCCTACAACTACACCAACAACTACGACTACAGCACAAGTGCCACCAACTACAGCAACTCCCGTAACTGGAGGATTTGGTAGTACCGCAGAGATGGTTGGTAACGGAATGTCTACTCCATTCAAGCCCGAAGTTGTGGCGACTAATGGAGATGTTTCCATCATAAAGACACCGACCGGTGGAACTACTCAAGTGCCAACCGAGGCGTTGAATGACCCAGGTTTTATGAGTTCCGTTAATTGGAACGCCGTCGGTGCCGGTGCTATTTCTGCGTTGCAAGCATATCAGGCGTATAAGGCATATCAATCAGGCGATAAGTTGGGTGCTGGCATTTATGGGGCAGGTGCTATTGCTTCTGGCGCCGCCGCAGCAAATGCTGCTAACGCTGGCTTTGCTGGTTCTCAAACAATGGGAGCAGCTGCTCCTTATTTAGGTATTGCAGCCGGTGCCTATGGTGGTTATCAAACCGCAAAAATGATTGGAGATACCGCAGCAGGTTCTCAGCGTAACCAACAGGGAGCGCTGCAAGGAGCTTCATCAGGTGCGCTAATAGGCGGTAGTATTGGAAGCATTGTGCCAGGTCTTGGTACTGGAATCGGTGCTGCTATTGGTGCTGTTGTTGGAGGTGCTGCTGGCTTAGTTGGTTCGTGGACTGGAAGCTCAAAAGGTAAAGCTCAGTTTATGCGTGATAACATCCGCAAGGTCATGCAGGAAGGTGGCATCCTTGATCAGAACTATCAAGGCACGTTGGCTGACGGAACTACCTATGACTTTGGTACGGATGGTAAGGCGCTACGTTGGAAAGAAATTGATAAAATTTCGTCGGCTCAACCTAAAGCCTGGAATAGCGCAGTTCCTCTCGCCGATGCGTTGGCTTCCTCTTATGGCTTGGTAGGTCAAAAGGCATCGGATCTTGCGGCTTGGTATTCACGAGCCGCTGTAAGTAATGCAAAGAACGATTCGAACGTTGCCATAGCGAATATGCGACACTTTGCAGCACAGCAAGGACTTACATATGACCTTGTAAAAACGAAACTTGATGAGGCAATCAAAGACAATCGAATTTCTCAATCTCAGTACGATTATTACCTTAACGGCGCATCGCAACTTGTAGGGCAGGGAGGGGCAATGCAAGCGACTGTACAACGTCCTGAAAAGGGTAAGGTAGCTCGCGTATCTCCTGGCATGTACATGAATGACAAAGGCAAGGTATCGGCAGCAAAAACAGTTCGTCAGGCATTAGAAATCAATTACAAAAAAACGAATAGTAAGTCCGACCAACCCAGTAAAAAACGTAAGTAAAATGGTGAGCATATGGAAAAAGGCAAATTACTAAAGGGTGCGCTTACAAAGGCTCCAAAAGAAAAACCAGTTCAAAGGGTATCGCCTGGAGTTTACCGTGGTGAGAAAGGCAATCTCGTAACTTCAAAAGGACGAGTACTGCCAAAACCTTCACAACCAACGCCTCAACAAGTAGGTAATGCAATTGGTCAATTGACCCCGATGCCTCAACAAGTAGGTGATGTAGTGGACCAACTAAGACCGATGGGGAATTGGAATCAATCCCCCATGCTAATAACTGAACAACAACCGAACTTGGGCCCATTGTATACGCCAATGACACCTGCACAGGTGGGTCAAAGTGTTGCACAGATACAACCAGGAATTGCAAATTTGCGTGGAAATTGGGAACCTCAACCATCGGCAAACCAAGGTGGTAAATACAGATTGTCGCCAGGAGTGTATGGCACTCGTGAGCAAGCCATTCAGCAACAATTAGACTTTCTTAAAAACACTCTAGCTCAAGGTCAAGCTAACAAACGTAGATACTAATGGCGTTTCAAGGTACTACCATGCCTGGTCCATACTTAGGGCTCGACCTCGTGAGCCCTATTGATAATATGGACCCTGCAACGGCATTAAAATTGATAAACATTTTCCCAGGAGCAAACAGTCCTGCTTTACGGGCAGGGTATGAATCGTTTGCTACAGTAGGCTCAGGAACGCCTATAACTTTTTTGCAATCACTTAATTTAGCCGATGGCTCATCGAGATTGATTGCTGGCAATTCGAGTGCGTTGTTTTCAGTAACTACAAGTGGAACACCTACAACGATTACTGGCTCGACCGTTACCAACGGAGAGTGGCAAAGCACAACGTATAATAATCGAATTTACCTGTGTAACGGAGTTGATTCGGCCCGCAGTTGGGATGGCATTGCAGCAACTACCAGCAACCTTACCTTTACTGGACTAGCACTGACGTCAATGATTGGTGTTCACGCTCATAAAGAGCGATTGTACTTTATTGAAAAAAATAGTTGTAAAATTTGGTATGGCGGTGTTCAGGTTACGGGGACTGGTGGAAGTCCAGCATTAACAAGTTTTGATTTAAGTTATGTAATGACTCGTGGTGGATTTGTAGTTGCATTGGGCAGTTACAGCAATACTACTAGCATGACATCACAAGATTATTTTTGGGCATGTAGCTCCGAAGGTGAAATAGTATTTTACACTGGAACCTACGCTGGCGACCCTACCACATGGGGGTTGGTAGCTCGCTATTATATTGGTCGGCCACTCGGTCGTAGAGCCTTTGTACGTGTAAACAATGACGTTTGGATTGTTACTGAACAGGGAATTGTCCCCATTTCTGGACTATTTCAATCCGACCCAGAAGCTGCACTAAACATTCTCAGTCGCAGAATCAATCCGTTAATAAGTGAAGCAGCTAAGTTATTCCCTTTCAACTATGCGTGGAGTGGGTTTTTTTGGCCGCAAGGTAGGGCCGTTTATTTTGCTATTCCCGTTAGCACCGTCGGATGTCATTTATTGGTTTATGCAATTGATCAAAAAGCCTGGACTCTTTTCCAGTTGTACGACGACTCCCATTGTTTGAGTTCTTGTTTATTCAACAAACTACCGTTTTACGGTTCCAATCAAGGACGAATATGGAAAGGAGAAACTGGTCCGGCAGATGCTAGAATAGGGTCAATCGATCAATACATAAGTTTTGATTGCACTCTTCCGTACAGTTTTTATCAAACCCGAAACAACTATAAAACCTTTAAAGATATTCGAGCTATCATTCAAGCAGCGCCCACAATTAAGGTGGGTATTGTTCTTGATACGGATTTTCGACCGGTTCAAACACTTGTAAAACCCATAAGCAGCTCAACTGTTTTGACGACTTGGGGTAGCCCTTGGGGTTCCCCTTGGTCTGGGGCATCAGTTGCTTCCGGTTCATACAGCTTTGACCGCTATTCTTTAAAAGGCCAAGGCCATGCCGCTTCTATTCGATTTGGCGGTTTCGTAAAAACACAAAATTTGCAAATACTAGGATTCGAGGTTAGGTATGAAATTGGTGGACAGGTGTAATTATGGCAAATCCTAGTGTTTGGGCGCGGCAAAGTCCTGGCGTTTATAAAGACCAATACGGCAACGTTGTCAAAAGTCCAAAACCACCAACTCAAAATATGGCACCTAAACCGAAGCAAACGGTTAAGCCAACAACACCCAGCAAAACCCCGCCGGTACAAACACCAGCACCGTCAAATTCACCAGAACCATTCAATTTTAACAGGGCTGAAACTCGAATTGAGTATTTAAAAAGAGTTCGTCCAAATGACCCTGAAATTAAAGAACTGACGAAACGCATTGCCGCAGCTAGGAAAGCCGAAGGTGGTTCTACAACAACTCCTCCAGCAGCAGGTCAGCCAGGTTCATCTCAACCAGACCCATCACAGGGTATGGGAGCATTTTGGAAAGAACCGACAGTACAACCACCCACTGCTACTTGGCCTGTAGGTGGCACGCCTTCACAGCCGATTGAATATAAACCAGCTTGGCCTGGTCCTAGCACCCCGCCAACAGGGGCTTTATCAGCAATGCCATCCGCTGAAACCGGCACTCCAACTTCGCAACCTGCTGGCACTATGCCTCCACCTAACACGGTTTCAACGCAAATTGAGCCGCCTGGTTTCCAGCCTATTGCACCTACCCCGCCGACCTCACAGCCACAACCAGCCGTAACGCCATCTCCTCAACCGGTGGCAGCCGCTCCACAAATATCGCCAATGAAGCCAGCATCAGGAGGTGCGCTTAATACTGAACCCTCTCAAGAAGCAGCTACACCACCTCCACCTGTAGCTCAACCTGCACCTGCGCCTGTGCCACCGACGCCTCCCGTTACGCCTACAACGGAAACTCCTGCTCCTGCTCCTATGCCTACCCAACCATCGACGACACTACCTCCACCGTTGGGAGAGAACATTAACAGATTTACGAGCGCGGCAGGTTCGGCTTATGAAAACCTAGTTAATAGGTTTAACACGTCCGACCCGTATCAAATGCAAGCACAGTATAATCCTGTGTTTACTGCGGAAATGGAGAGACAACGCAATCGCGTTATGAGCGAATTTGAACGTCGAAACGCCGAAGAATTTCAACGTCAAAATGAAAGCACTCAATTACAAATTGCAGAGCGTGGGTTAGATCCTAACAGCCCTGCTGCTCAAGCGATAATGAAGGCAAATACTCAGCGACAAGACCTTATGCGACAAGAGGCGCTTAGCGCCGCCGAAGGTATTGCATTACAAGCTCAAGCTCAATTTGCAAACCAAGCTGCTCAGTTTGGCAATATGCCGTATGAGCAATTTCAGGCTATTCAAGCTCCCCTCATGGCTGGGGTGCAAGGGTACTACACTGGTCAGGAAAGTACTGCTCAACGAGAATTTCAACGAGGGGAAAGAGTTGGGACGCAGCAGTATCAAGCTGAACAATCAGCGATTGATCGTGCATTGCAAGTTACGGAAGCGGAGAAAGGACGAGCCTTTACTGGTGAGCAAGCCGAAATTGTCAGACGTTATGAAAGTGGCGAAGCTGCTGCAAACAAAAGTTTTCAAGCTATGCAAGCTGATATTGACCGTCAGTTCCAATCAGTTATGCAAGCTGCTGGCTTTAGTTTCCAAGCACAGCAAGGCGTTCTTGAACGTCAATTTGAAGCAGCAAAGCAGGATTTCGTGGTGCGAAATCAACGTGAAATGACAGATAACGAAGCTAAAGCTGCTATGACGCGATTAAAAGCTGAACTTAAAAATAGAATTCAAATTGCAAGGATTGGCTCCCGTTCTAGCGGGGGAAGTGCTGCAAACCCAGACGCAGCGAGTGATGCGTTTTATGATGCACAAATTAATTCAAGTTACGGGCAAGGTGGGACGAAGCCAAATCTTGGAGCGGCAGCAGCACAAGGTGCTACAGCAGGTGCCGGTAACGTACTAACAAGAGGGCGATAATATGGCCGATTTATTAGTTAACGCCTTAACTGGATTGAATTACAATCAGCAAGAAACGCCTTGGGGCATTGCTCAGTCGAGTCTTAACACATTAACTCCTCAGTTGATCACGCCCTACACTTCGACTGGTCGCGCTGTCGGTGTAGGTCTTGGTTCAATCCTGCTGCAATCTTTGCTTGGCTATCAGGCTAGGCAGCAAGCCGCACAGGATACATTGGCAGTAAACAGCCTAGCTAATCAGCTTCAGACTTTAGAAACGCCACAGGCTCGCACAGATTTTATTAAGGGCGTTGGAGACACCGGCTACCAAAGTCGTTTGTCCAACTTGGCTACTGCATTGACGGCACAGGAAACGGCTAGAAAAGCTAAGGCCGAAGATAAAATGTTGGAATTGATGACAGGCTATAAAGCTCAATTATCCCCAGAGGGAACTGAAGTGTTTGAGCGTGAGCAACAATCATTGCTTGATAGAGCTTTGCAACAAGCGGCAGCTAGTAGACAACCACAAAATCAACAATTACCAACTGGTGTGCAAGAAAGAATTGTTGATGCTTCTACATTTTCTGAAGCGGCGGCAGCCCACCGCAACAAAATAGCTGAAATGTCGCCAGCAGAACTAAAAACTTTGCTCACGACTGGAACTAGCATGTTCGGTTTAGTAGGCGAACCAGGATTTGTGCCCGAAAATGAAGCAATAATACAGTTGTACAGAAAAGCAAATTTTGGAGCTACACTTACGGGACAGGAGAAAAAAGCTGCTGATATAATTACTGGTAAAACTTTTACCGCTTCCAAAGCTGATATTTTAGCGGCTTGGGATACTTTAATCGATCAAAGCAATAAACGTGCTAAACGCACCATCGAAGTCGCAACTAAATCTCCCAATACTATTCAAGAGATGTTTGGTGCCCCTGTCGCGGCTACGCCAACCACGCCAATCGCAACAACTCCGGACAATGACAAATTAAAAATATTACAACAGCTTCAAGCCGAAATAGCAGCGGAAAAAGCCAGAAGGGGTCGCTAATGGATGAACTTGACGCGGCAATAGAAGCAGCACGAGCAGAACTGGCGGCATTAAAAGCACAACCAGAACAGCCTTCATACGGTGTCGGGCAACTTTTGTATGATATTCCTGTTGGGGTAGCAAAAGCCGGTGCTGGTGCAGCAGATATTGTAGCGTATCCATTTGTAAAAGGATTGGAATATCTGGGCGCTCCTGTCGAACCCTGGGGAACTACAAAAACATTGGAAGCAGTCAGCGAGCAATTAGCACCATCTTTCGGAGTGCGGCCAGAAACAGGCGCTCAAGAATTAGTTAGTTTTTTAACTCCTTCCCCTGCTTCGAAAGCTAAATTATTGAGTCAAGCTGGAACTGGTTTGGTTTCGTATTTGGGCATGAAAGGAGCAGAGGCTATTGCGCCAGAATCTCCTTATGCTGGTTTAGTAGGCGCATTAGCGGCTCCTGCCACGGTTGCTGGAGTAGGTAAAGCTGTTGGCGCTGGTACGCGATTAGTATCACCCGCTGTTGGTGTTGCAGTTGGAAGTGAAGATGCTTTACAGGCAGCAGCGCAAGCAGAGATATTGCGTCAAGCAGGTCCTGAAGGAATCGAGCGTTTAAAAGCATTGCAAGATATGCCAGAACTTGCAGTTGGAACAGGAAATGTTCCTCTTACAGCAGCGGAAATCGTACAAACACCTGGCCTTGCACAATACCAGCAGGAAATTGGTAAAAAACTAGGGGCTACTGACATATTGCAAGCAGCCAAGGAACAACGTGGGATAGAGTTAAAAGCAGCGTTAAATCGTTTTGGTGTAGATACCGAAACTGGTGATTTTGCTTTAGCCTTAAGAGATGCTGCGGAAGAGGCAGTCAAAAAGAAAGCCGCAAGCGAAGGAAACATTTTACAGTCTCTTGGCCTGACTGAAGAAGGGAAGGCTGTTAGTAAATTGGAGCGTGGGGCGACGCTTCGAGAGGCAATAAATACCCGTTTAGAACAAGCTGATGACCTTGTATCGGGCGCTTGGAGCGCTGTTCCAAAATCAACAAAACTCGACCTAACCGGAGCCTTAAACGAAACTTTGCGTGAATATGCTCAGTTCGGAGAACTTGCTAAAGCCGATGTATCAGGCAAAGCACAGCGAGTAATGGACAAAGTACGCGAAATAGTTCAGGCCAAAAATGGCGTTGCAACAGTTGGTGAGTTGCAAGATTTACGATCAGCCGCAGGTCGAGCTATGGCTGAAGCGAGTGGGGTCAACAAAACGCAAGCCGCGTTAATGGCAACATTACGCGACAACATAGATAACTTTGGAATAAGTTATTTCTATGATCCAGCCGTGGGCATAAAAGGGGGACTGCCTGGAACTGCTGCAACAGCACCAGACCTTGAAGCATTGCAAAAATTAAGCAAAGCAGTAGACCTTACACGCGAGTTGAAACAAACATTTAATACTGGTGTAGTAGGTGAAATTACTGCGACACGACGATTTCAACCGCGCCTCCAAACCAGCAAAGTTATTGATCGTGCATTAGCAAGTCCAGAAAATGCACAAGATATTATTAACAAGTTTGGCCGCACTTCTGTTGAAGTAACAGAGATGCGAATGGAAATGCTAGCTAGACTTGATAAAGCGACAAACCCAACCGACTTTTTAGGAAGAAATAAAGATACATTAAAAGCACTGTTTGATACCGATTATGAGGCTTTAAACAAGTTTGCCCAACAGAAAGGACGCGGCACGGGGTTAGAGCAGTTTGAACGTATTACTGAAAGCAAAATACCAAACAAAGTATTTGCTGATGTTCGTCAGGCCGATGCGTTTATGAAACAGTTTCAAGGTACTGAACTTGAACAATACGCTCGTGCCAAGTTTATAAATACCAACCTGACAAAAACGGGCAATGCTGTTGCAAACCTTGAAGCTAACAAAAAGATAGCTCAACGATTGTTTGCTGCTGATTACGATGACCTACAAAAAGTACTAACTGACCTGGAATTAGCTAAGAGTCCTGCTGAACTTGCAAAAGCAGCTAGTAAAGGTCAGGCAATAACATCCCAAAGTTTAACAACACTTGGTGCCATTGCAGCAAGTCGTGGTGTTATTGCGACTATGAAGCAACAAGGCCCAACATCAGGCGGTATCATTGGAGCTTTGACCGGCGGGGGCATTGGAGGTTTAATTGGTGCCGGAACTGGAGCGGCTATAAGCAAAGCAGGACAATCGCGAGAATTGCAGCTTGATACGATTGTCGCAAGGATGCTTGCAAACCCAAGACTAATGAAGCTTGCTGCTGCTGCACCAACTGAAACCAACATAAATCGCTTTTTGGAATTGAGCCAAACTCTTCAGCGCGGTGGGATTGCAGCAGCGCCGGAAACAACTGAGCAATTCTCCGTACAACCTACTGAAGAGGGGAATACAGCGGTCAACATAGATGCAGCGATTGAGGAAGCTCAACGTGAACTTGAAATGCTTCGTGCAGAAACAAACACGGAAAGTCCTAAGCCAACTGTGGAGATTGGCAGACAGAAAATCAACATACCCACCGGCGAAAACTACGCATCGCCAGATTTGGTAAAAGCTGTAATTCGTGCTGAGTCAGCCGGTAATCCAAAGGCGGTGAGCGAAAAAGGTGCTGGTGGTTTAATGCAGCTTATGGCTGGGACTGCTCGTGATCTTGGCCTCACACCGAAACAAAGATTTGACCCAGTTAAAAACGTAGAAGCTGGTAGTCGTTATTTGCAACAGCAGATTGAAAAGTTTGGCTCGATTGAAGCAGCACTAGCGGCATATAACTGGGGGCCACGGAATATAGCTAAGGCTAAAGCAAAGTTAGAGTCTGAAGGTTTGCCGGTAACATGGGAAAACATTAAAAAGGCAGTCAAAGTACCTGGCGAAACAAAAGCGTACGTGAACACAGTATTAAAGTATTTAGAAGCATAAGGAGAATACTATGCCTTGGGCAGCGGGAACATATACGAAAGGTAATAACGCAACCGGTGGTTGGGCTGGAGATGCTGCTGTAAATATCGGTATTGAAGCCGGTCGGCATGATACTCAGGACAATGACTTTGCGACTGGCATTAGCCAATGCTTGAACAAGGACGGTTCAAATGCTGCAACTGGTAATTTGAATTTAGGCACAAACAAAATTACTAATTTGGGGGCACCAACGTCAGCTAACGACGCAGCTACCAAAACCTATATTGATACGTTGGTTGGGCCTGTTACTGCTGCTGGTCGAGCGTTGATAGATGATGCGGACGCTGCTGCTCAACGCACGACTTTAGGCCTTGGCACTTTGGCTACTCAAAGCGGTACGTTTTCTGGAACATCTTCTGGTACGAACACGGGCGATCAAACCATTACCCTAACTGGAAATGTAACAGGCAGTGGCACAGGAAGTTTTGCAGCAACGATTGCAAATGATGCTGTTACCTATGCCAAGATGCAAAATGTTTCTGCGACCGATAGAATTTTGGGGCGTCAATCTGCGGGTTCGGGAGATGTAGAGGAAATTACCTGTACTTCAGCAGGAAGAGCGTTGATAGATGATGTGGATGCCGCTGCTCAGCGCACGACTTTAGGGCTGGGAACTGTTGCAACGCAAGCTGGTACGGCAGTCACAAGTCTTAATGGTATTACTGGTCAGGCTACGCAAACGTTTGCAACTGGAACAACGGGCACTGATTTTGCTATTAGTTCCGCTGGGTCAACTCATACTTTTAACATTCCCAATGCTTCAACGACCGCTCGTGGGCTAATTACAAGCGGGAATCAAACCCTCGGTGGAAGGAAAACATTCAGTGAGACGTGGTTAGTACAAACCCTGGATGGCAATGCTTGTGAATATACAAACTTTATTAACAGCGGCAGTAATCCGGCGATTATATCTTTGAATAAAAGTAAAAGCGGCGTCATCGGAAATCAGGCGTTGCTTAGCAACGGCGACCAAATTGGTCAGGTGAATTTTGCATCATCGAACGGGACCGCGTTAGTCAGCACAGCGCGTGTAATGGCTTTAGCCAATGGTACACAAACTGCGTCAAGTTTGCCTACTCGATTAGCATTTTCCACTTGTCCTGATGGCAGTACAACTCTTACTGAGCAAATGACCCTTCTCAACAATGGGCGACTTGGTCTTGGAACAGCAACTCCCACAAGAGATTTCACCATCGACAAAACAGTCAACACCGATGTCGTGTTTCATCCTTACAATCGAAGCAACGGAACGAGTGCAACCGCTGGCATACTGTTTGGAAATGACGAAGCGGAAGGTATAGCAAAAATCAGTATGAATAGCACCACTCACAGTGCCGGTAATAGTGCCCTACAATATATCAATTCAGGAACTGGCGGTAGTCACACATTTGTAGCAGGTGGGGCAAACAGACTTATTATTGCTGCTGCTGGCACAGTGCAAATGAACGCATACGGTGCTGGAACCGCAACATTTGCTGCTAACGGCGTTATTTCGTCAACATCTGATGAGCGATTGAAAATTAAAGATGGATCAATCGAAGATGCAAAAAGCAAACTTGAAGCGTTAGAACCTGGATATTGGTATTGGAAGCCAGAAGTGGCAGCCAATATTGGCGATCAACGCGAGTTAGGATTCTTTGCTCAGAATGTAAACGCTGCTATTGGTGAAGAAGCTGCACCAACACCCGAAGACGGTAAAGCATTTGGTTACTACGACCGTTCAGTGTTAGCGGTTACGGTCCAAGCCTTTAAAGATTTAATGATTGAGTTTGCAGAACTCCAGGCTCGTGTTGAAGCACTTGAAGCATGAAGCAGTTAAAGTTGGTCCGATGTTTTGATTGCGATGATGCCACTTTTGGTGTGCTTGCGATTGATAATCGGCCAATGTTTACCACGCTGGAGGATGCTTGGCGCAACAATGAGCGGATGGTGTCGTGTATCCCAGAAGGGAAGTACACCATTGTGCGTCACAAGAGCCCTAAGTTTGGCGAGTGCTTTTTGGTTAAGGATGTTCCTAATCGTTCTGACATACTAATTCATGCTGGCAATACCGATGCTGACACGCATGGTTGCATCCTGCTGGGTATGACGTATGGCACTGTGGGCAAGAAGGCTGCGATATTATCCAGTCGTACAGCCGTTAGCTTATTTATGCAGCAAATGATTGGAGTGAATGAGGCTACGCTGGAGGTGGTATGACGCATGATGTTACTGAAATACGGTATTGGATTGACTTATTTATTAAGGCGGTCATTGGCGTAGTAGTTAGTATTGTTGGGCTTGATTACAGAAACCTCAAGAGTTCGCTGCATGACCTTGAGCAGAACAAGTATACGCTTACAGCGCAGGTACAGGTGCTTCAGGCTGAGATGATGGGTGTTAAGGACCGGCTTGAGCGCATTGAAAAGAAACTGGATAGAGCGCTGGAGAAATGAAGCTAATATTGGTGGTGGTGATAGCCTTGCTTACCCCACCGGCTTATGGACAAGGAGCGAGTTACTTAGGGTTATGCCATGCGACTTGGGATTGCCGTGGCATGATGAAAACCTGGACTCAGCATGGTGTGATTATTACCGGTTGGCTGGAGGATACTTTTGCCAATGATTGCAAGTGCGCTGACAAGCTCTTAAATGACGCCAGAGCAAAGATAGTTAGGGTCCACATCATGAATGGGCCTTGCATGAGAAATGAGCGCTGTGGCCGTTATGAGGCGTTTTGGGGCTACTCCATACCAAAAGCCAACCGTGATGTAAGGCGATGGAAGGGGAGGGTTGTTAAAAGGTTTAAAAAGGCAGTAACTAAATTAAAACAAAGGTTGGATAACTCAAAGGGAGAACTGACTTGTTATGTATCCCCGTGTTTGGAGTGTGACCTGAATGAAGCTGCTCGAAGAGTTCTCTTGGCTTATGTATCTGTTCATCTGCCTAATTGTATCCTTGTGGATAATCCTTACGGCAGAAGATGTCTCAGGGGAACCGTCTGTGAAAAACACGGATCGAATCCTGTTATTGATAAACCGTGTATAGTTGACCTGGACGGTATCGACGGAAAGTACGTCAACATGAAAAAGTGGGTTGAACAGTACAAACACTGTGACATAGCCTACTATTGGGAACCCTGGATGAATTGCATCAAGGGTAAGTTTGTAGACCCAAGAAAACGTAGCTGTAAAGTTATCCACAAGTTATTTACAACTGTTAGGAACTTGTTATGCCGATTATACTTTCCATTGTTAGGCACTTGCTAACCCTTGCTGCTGGTAGTCTTTTGACTATTGGCGTTACTGAGGACGAGGCTGCTGGTTTGGTTAAGGCAGCGGAGCCGGTCGTAGCTGGCGCTGTACTGTACGGAGCAAGTCAGGCTTGGTCTGTACTGGACAAGAAAAAGAAACGCTAATAGTAGCCCTTGTAGCGCCTACCACGGGCAAATGCCGTAGGGTCAGGGTTATTTAGCATGGCCTCAAGCCTTCGTCTTACGGCGAGGTGAGAATCAGGTGCGTCAAATAAGGTATTGCAGATATAGACCAGGTTAAACGGCTGAGGGACGTCATTGTAGAAGAAGTCCCGCAGGTCACGCCGGTAGATGATGTTGAGGTCAGTTGAGGGGTACACTACATCGAGCATGGCTCGTTCGATGACTGCCAACCATAAGACGACTTCGGGCATCGCTATCTTTTCAACGTGTCCGATATCGCTCAGGTCAATTTTCATTTGTGCAGTTTAAGCCAATCCTCAAGGTACATAGTGACCAGCCACGGACGCTGCTTCTTTCGATGCACGACAATGGGGGTTCGGTCCCCACAGTCACGAGTGGATTGGTCAATAGCCTTGTCGATGTTTAAGGCTTCCACCATCTTACACTCAATATGGTAGTTTGAAAGCTCTTTGCACTCTACGTCAGAGTCACCAGCCTTACCGCAGAACTGTTGAGTACGGTGGGCTTGATAGCCATATTCTTGGAGGCGGTGGGCAAGCTCACGCTCGGCTCTTGCGCCTTTGGCTCTGCTATTTACCATTAGTAAAACACCTCATCTTTATCTGCCACTGACCAGCGCTGGCAGGTTTCGGCCTGGAATATCTGATCAATTACTTTATAGCCTTTTGTTGCAGCAGTTGGTTGATTGCCAATAAAATACGCATCCTTGAATAAAACACGGTTAGTCGGTTGTGCTGCAATTTGTCCGTTGCCGAGTAGGATTAGGTGAGCGCATTTATTCTGGTCAGGTTGACCCAGCAGGTTTGCGTGTTGGGGAGTGTCAGGCAACCAATCGACGGTACACCAGTACGTTCCTGGCATTGTCCCTTTGTCTTTTAGCACTACGTCCACCTCGTAATCTTGGAGGAAGTTGAAAGCTGTAACTACTGGCTTATGTGATTCGCAATCCCACAACTGTAGGAGTTCTAGCGGTAATCGGTCAGCGTTAGAAGGAATGTAGTGCAACAACCAATGCAAAGGCACATGACGAAAATGAGCGCCGGACTCCAGTAGGACGTGGAATTGCAAGCAGCGGCCTTTGTAGCTTTGTAGTCCAAATACATACCCATGCTCATAGTCTTCACCCAAGCCTAAGTGTTTTGCGTCAATCCAGACTTTGAGCGGTGGTATATCTGCGTTCACTTCTCCTCCTTCGGCGGTGCTGGTAAAGGCATCCAATGGGTAAACTCTTCAATTGGGTCCCCGTTGTCAGTTTCAACAATCAAGGCTTCCTGAAGAGGACGCACAAATCGAACACATTTTTCTATTCTGGCAATTACTATAAATCTATCTGCTCTAAGCAATAGAACACGATTGCTGTAGTCATTCTCTGGAATTTCCGGCAGCCTATCCTTAACGCTGATCCAACCGTTCGAATTATTCGAAGAGTTCACATCAACCATCTTCTCCATATCGAGAATATGCTCGCAACTATCCTGCTTTTCCGGAGAGTTCATTGCGGCTTGGTAGCCAGCAAGAAAGGCGTCTTTCTCGTGTGGACTAGCGCAATACTCCTCTGCCATCTGTTCAGGTGTTTTACTCATTTTTTTGCTCTCTTTGCTTTTGTCTTATTTCAGCATGAAGTTCAGCGTGATGTTTTGTGCATAACCAAATTACATTTAATGGTTCATCGTAATTTGGATGATGTCCTTCAACTTCAGTTTCGCCACATACTTCGCATGGCTTTTTGTTAATTAGTCCTTTTAGCCATGCCATTCGTGCTTTGTATTGAGCTTTAACTTTGTGCTTGTTAACTAATCGCCATGCACGTTTAATTTCATTAAACATCGCCCTATTTTCTTCTTGATATTTCTTTACAGCGTCTCGCCTTTGTTTTGTTTTGCCCCGCTTACGGTCATAAGATTGAATTGCTTCTATATTTTCAACTCTATGCTTCTTAACTCGCTTGCAAGTGCAATCTTTGCAAATGTTTAGACGCCCATCTTTCATAGCTTTATGGCTATAAAAGTTTTCAACCGATAATAGTTTTTTGCACGTTTTGCAGTTTTTCATGCATTCACTATATCAATTAAAACGGAATGCGCAACCGTTTTACCACGGCAGGTCATCCAACTCTTCTTCTGTTAGCTCGTACTTTACTTGTGGACCTTGCTTACCTTGCCCACTTGGGATGCCTTCATGCTGATGCTCTGCACGGTCGTGTGCGTAGCTCAGTGCTGATTGTATTAGCAGCGTCAAAGCCTCCATATCCTCCTTGTAGAGATATTTGGAGTCCTTCCATTCGCCTGTTTGCTTGTCCTTGTAGCGCTTGCTGATGGTGTAGCTGTAGCCTCCAGTGCGGTTCTCCCACACTGCTACTTGAAGACCTTTTTCCTTGTATGATGTGACTGGTGGCATATTACTCCTGTATTTTGTTGATAACTGTACTTACTACATCTCCGATTCTGGTCATTCCATCGGCTTGCCGCTCCATATTGGTTTTGTCTTCGCTCCACTTTGCAGCGCGGATGAACATATCACCGATTTGAGCTAATTCATCAGCAAACAAGGTTTCAGTTTTGCGCCATTCGCCGGTTCGCTTGTCCTTGTAGTGCTTCCCAAAGGTAAAAGTGATGCCGTTGTTGCCTTCCCAAATAACCAACTGTGTTGCTTTCGTTTTGAACGCTCCTATTCTGGTTCCCATTTGTCCTCCTGTTTGCTACTGTTCCAGGTAAGGCCATCCATTGGCCCTCCTAGTTGCCCCCGCCAAAGTGTTGCCGCTCTGGTGGGGGATTTTTCAATCAGTTTCATCAATTATCTGAGCTACCCAACGCAACCCGTCAACTTGACCGCGCTCAAACTCGGAGAGTTTTTCGTCGCTTTTGAAGCTGTCGATTATGCGTTTGATTGCTGCCTTAATTGCTTCCAATTCGTTTTTTCCATTCTCTGAGCGCATCAGTCACCACATCCGCTACATAAATCTGATGTTTTCTGGCGTACTCCCTGACGTATTCCACCAGAGCTTTGTCTGCGATTACTGTCCACCGGCAGTAACCGGCTCTGGGGGTATCGTCCCGTGTTTTTTTGGTCTTCATTAACTACTCCTTTTGCGCGCTCAATGAGCGCCTTCCGTTTACGCTTGTATATGATTTGCATCGTTCCAATCCTCGGTTATGCACTGTGTCAGTTTCTTTAGCCGAATTGGTGCCCTCCATACCCCTGGCACCATCTGCTTCGCTTCGCAGTCAGTCAGGTATTTTTCTGCTGCTGTGAGCGCCTTCTCGTCCAGACTTCTTACATCGTAGTACGTCGGCTGGGCTCGTGTAGGCTCTACAACGGCCTCAGCTTGCACAGTTTGAGCATCCCAGTCTGGCAGTTGGTCAGCCTTGAAATCGTCGATTGCAGCGGCTTGTGCGGCCTTCTGCGATGCCTTGTATTCCTTAGCTGTTATTACCTCGCCTGTACTGGTGTCTACTCGGCTTGCACCATACTCTGAAGGCATTTCTTCGGCTGTGTAGAGTCCCCCAAGCTCTTGAATAAATGCCTCACGAATCGCCAACGACTTGGCACACTTTGCAAGCATCACCGTAGGCATCTGCTTCCAAATTGGAGTCTGTTTTGCATACTCATTCCAGTAGGCCGTGGCCACGGACGGGAACCGCCTATCTTTGCGGTACACTTTGACCGTACTGCTAATAAGCTGCTTTCCATCCCATTCAAAAGTGACCTCCATGCCGTCAAATTGCGGGTGCGAGTTAGCTATCTTCAGGAACCCGTTGATCCCCGTCATAAGCTGCAAACGTCCACCGGCTTTGATAGCCCAAATCTCCTTAGTTGCAGGGTTTAGGCCAGTTGCGCGGCACATCTCCGCAAACAGCCGAAACTCCGGCTCTGTAAGCCCTGGTGCTACTGTGTTACGGAGCGCGTGAAGCATCTCCAGGCTAGTTGTCGATGTAGTTGTTAGTTCCTTGCTCATGTTATCCCTTTTTAATTGTTTCACAGGCTGTCCAGACCTCCCAGTCGCAGCACTCACACCTAAACAGTTGGTGGTTACTCATACGGCTTCCACCTGCCACAGTTCGGGAGTTGCGTTGTAGATTGCATCGTCGATATCCTCCAACAGCGCCTCCCCGCAGCAATTAGTGTTAGCCTCTAACTCGTTCCAACCATCGACGGGGTCAAATTGCAGTTTACCGTCGCGGTCATAGCTTGCCATTACTTCAAACTCGTGGCCCCGTGTTTCCAGGGTGTATCGTAACCCGTTTACTTTAATAACTCGCATTGTTGTCTCCTTGTTGTTACGACTGTTTCCAGCCTGTTGCCAGTAGTATCATCACGCTGGTTACAGTGCAATCGGTTAATCTTCCCAATCTCCATCTCCGGCATCCTCCAATATTTCCCAAATGGGCTTTATTGGGTTCCCCCAAGCATCGTTAGGCCGTATTGATGTCACTGTTTCCGAGTCTGTCATATCCCGATCCATGCGCTGCCGTGTCACGACACTGTAGCCGGTCCCGTAGGGGTTTTCTGGCAGCCTGTAGGGGCTTGCAGGCGGCATAACCACCCCATAGCCAGGCTGCACCACGATTGGCGCTCCTTGGGGCGCGTACGGGCTTGGAAGCTGCCCGATTGCTGGGGCTGGGAGTGCTAATATAGCTAATAGTAATTTTTTCGTGTTCATAATTATGCCTCCTTTGGCGGTATATTTTGCCATCGCTGAATATTTTCAACGGTATCGGGTAGCGGCTCTGCATCTTCTTTCAAATAACAGTTTGCCCCACTAAATCCGATGCCGTGATAACCTTTTTTAATCCATTCTTGATCCCAAGTTACTGGGGGTTTCCCTACCTCCTTATAGTAGGCAAGCAAACCAAGTCGTAGCGCTTTGTAATCGTCAAAACATAGCCAAATGGCCGTCGGGTAATCATTCCCACGAGTGTTTAGGTCTATAAATGTTTGTACTTTTTCCTCTATGTCCATGGTTACGCCTCCACTCTGTCATGAATTGGCAACGGATAACCTACAATTTCGCAGAAACCGTTTCCGCAACTATAGGCAAAATTGCCTCCCATCATGCACCAACGAGTCTCATTATAAGGCTTGAGAAAATAATAAGGCTCAGAAAATACTGTTTTTTTACTCAAAACAACCCAATTATCGGCAGGGCGCAAAATCTCTAAGGTTTTTAATTTGCCTCCCACTCGCTCAACTATGTCGGACAAAGTGTCGGGAATAAGCATTACAACTTTACTATGTTTTGATGAAACCCCGCCTAAAGTACAATCTGAACCGCTTGCATTCCTCAACACGTCCAATTCAACAGTAATATATTTCATATATTTATCTCCTTAGTTAGTTATTCGCCCAAAGGCTACTGTCCACAGCTCAATAGTACATACTATGATGCACTGAGTACAGCAATTATTTCGGATTATTTGAAAATAACTTGAGGGTTTGTTTCGAGGAGCGTATACCTAGCTGAGATAACAAAAAACCCCGTCTACCAGCGAAAGTAAAACGGGGCTTTTATAGGAACTATATGGGTAAATTACCTAAAACCGCATCTTTTTACAAGCTAAACAAGCAACTACTCCGAGAACTTGGCCCTGAAGCCGCTATTCTTATAGCGTACGTTAAGGAGTACGAAACACAGAACAAAGAATGTTTCGCTAGTCGACCGTACATTGCTAAGCAGCTAGGTATCTCTGAGACTACACTACACCGATTATTTCAGCGGTTAACCAAGTCAGGTCATCTAAGCATAACAAGAAACGGAAACAAGCGGTTTTTGCACACTAGCAAGCTGTTCAAAATGAACAGCCAAGCTGTTCAAAATGAACAGGCTAGGGTGTTCAAAATGAACTCTCAGGCTGTTCAAAATGAACACATACAAAGAAACACATTACAAATAAACTCTTATAAAGAAACACAAGATAAAGAACTATTAGCTAAGAACCTAGCTGCTGAAAAAGAAGCTTATTTAAATTTTAAGAAATCTTTGCTTAATAAGCAGGTAGACTACAGCGACATACCTGAGTAGCCTCTTAAAGCCCCTAGGATGCCCAAGGTTGAGAGATAATAGGCTGGGGTAGGGTATCCCTAGGCTACGAAGGATAATGCCACTACGACCGTTTTGGAGCTTTTGGTAAGGGCATCCAGTATTCTATCCAAGCTATACCGCCTTCCGACCAAGTATCATCGCCATGGTAGAAGGCGCTCATTACACCTTCGTCAGAGTCAACTAGGCACCAGGTGTTTTCAGGTGGCATGTTCACCTTAGCGTCAATCCACTCTCCAACTAGTAGCAAATTAGAGTTTTGTTGAATTGCTAGCAGATAACCATCTCTTAACCCGTTAGCCCTACCCTGGTGATAGCCCTGCTGATAACCTTCCGTATTCACCCAAGCATCATAAGAATCAATATCTAGGTTATTTGCCTTACACCATTCAGTAGCTAGGTCTCTAATTTTTGTCATTTCTTTTCCTTTACATACCAAGCTGGGATAGCATAAAGCAATTCATCCAAGACATGCCTTTCATTCTTAAATGCGCTAGGATTATCTCTCCAGGCTAATATCTTATCCCAATAGGCATAATCTTGAAGTGTAGCTTGCTCTTTTGTTGGTATCCCTGCCGATGTTCCATTGTCATTTAACGGAGGCCGGTAGGGGTATTTTATTTTAAGGTTTAGTTTTGTACGCATGTTAATTATTTGGTGACACTATAGCCCTTTTATCTCCAAATTGGATCGAATTAAACTCATACCATTGTTCGGCGTCCATTACTGAATACCAACCCATTTTGTGATACTTATCTTTTTTGAATAAAACCACCTGATCCGATTGTGAAGCATTAGCTTTTTCTTGAGCTGACGCCATAGCACTAGCCAGTAGCTTGGCATACTTTTCACGCAATTCTACCCGCTCAGCTAGTTTATGAGCATTGCGACTAGTAAATTCTTTTCCATAGCCAAGAGCAACAGAGGCGCAAGTGACTCCGTAGTAAACGATCTCGCCTTCACTTGTTTCTAATGCTACTGTTTTGACCAGCCCTGTTTTACCGCAGCAATCACAATCATTTACGTTATCAACTATGCCTTTATATTTCATACATTCTACCTTGTTACTAAACAGATTATGCCTACAATTGCCGCTACCAGCGGCGATACTATCGACAATGCCTTATCGAGTGTTTTATTGCTCATATATCCCTCCCTTTTAATGCTACAACTACGCAATTGTCGATCGTAATGTTATCAGGTTGTAGCAAGCCATGATCATACAGATCTGCAAGATGTAGAGCTTCTGTCTCGTCGATTGCATACGCTAATACTGACATCTCTCCGTCCCAGTCAGTGTGTACGTTGGCAAACTTAACGCTGCCTTGGTTGATTATGTATAATGTTTTATTGCTCATATATTCCTCCGTTACTGGGATTATTCCCAACCACAGTACAATCATAAACTATACGATGTACTGTGTACAGTAGAAGTATCGGGATAATGTAAAAAAAGATTAGGGGTATTTTATGCTACGAGATATCAGGTAGTTAGCGATACTACTTGCGTGACGAGTGTACAGTGACATACCCTAATCAGTGTGTTGGCTAATATGAACCAATTACCGAAGCTCAACGGTAGAATTAAAGTAGGTCACTATCACGCTATACCCCAAGCGAGAGCAAACTTGTACCAGGCGATACGCAAACGACTGGGGTTGAATAGGATGCAGCTGGCTAAGGTACTCAAGCTTAAGTATGAGGCGTTACGGTATCGTGAACGTACCAAGCGCACGTATCATCCCTGTGAGATAGTAGTGCTGTACCAGTTAAGCGGGATGACAAGCGACGAGTTCATGCAATTGCTCAATGATATTGCGTAGTTAGCCTGGGTGTGTGGTTAGCTAACTAGTTTTGTAATTCTAGGTAGGTAAGATTCTCAAATGAAATCAAGGGGTTGCAGCTGCGAATGAAAAGTATGATTTTCGTTTCCAAAACAAATTTGAAAATGAAGCGGGTACCGGTTACAGCTATATCCCACTCCCCACATAAAAATCGCTATCTCAGCCTCAAACGCTGTATCGTAAATTCCCATCTCCCACAAAAAATTCCCAAATATTACCTTCAACCACTGTTTTGCTATTAGGGGCATAAAAAGTATGAGCGAGGACGACTTAAAACAAGAAGCTAAAATTGAGGCCGCTCCGATTATAAAAAATCCTGAAGTTGAGGTTTTGCCGCCTATAATGCGGGAGGTGCCGCAGACTAGGGAGCATCAGAAGGATGAGCAGTTAGCGTTACAGATTAGGGATATGGCTGCGCTAGGGCTATCTAAGTCTAGGACTGCTTTTGCTGCTAGGATTACGCCTTACCTGCTGGATAAGTATTATGCTGATGACTTCTTAGAGGGTGTTAGTAACATGCAGAAGGGGCTAGCTACGGTGGCTATAGCTGAGGCTATGAATGGTAATACGCCTGTGTTACTTCACCTGTTAAAGACCAAGTTAGGGTGGAGTGAGGCGCATCAGATTGAGATTAGCGGTGAGGTAAGGAATGTCGTCAGTGCAGCGCCGCTCACCAAGGAGGAGTTCATTCAAAAGTATCTTACCGAAGGTGGAGAGGATTAGGTATTATCGGTGTTGGGACTGTGGGTATGTTGGTGTTGTAGTTACCCATCGCAGGTGGATGAATTGTGGGGCCAAGCGGTGTGGGGAGAGCCTACGGGTTAGTTTGGTATTGGTAGGCGAGGAGGAGTATTTAAGCGTATGGGGATAGAGCATAGGGAGAAGCCTGAGCCTGAGCATAGTCGTCGTTGTCCGTGTTGCGCTCATTTGTCTACGGTGCAGGTGGGTGAGGCTGATGAGCCTTACGGTAGTTTGTTTGCTGGCTGTGTTGGGCCTTACTTTATCTGCCAGAATCCTGCCTGTAACGTAGAGCGGATTTACAGTGGTAACTTAGTAATGGTTACTGGTGGCGAGTGGCCTGGTGAGTAGTTATCAACTTGATGAAAGGGTTATTTGGGCGCCACAGAAGGGGCCACAGGAGGCATTGGTAGCGTGTCCTATAACGTTGATAGGGTATGGTGGGGCGCGTGGTGGTGGCAAGACTGACGGGGTTTTAGGTAAGTTTGCCGTTAAGCAGGAGCAGCTCGGACCCGACTTCAATGCCATCTTCTTTCGTAAAGAGTTACCCCAGGCCGATGACTTAATTGAGCGGGCCAAACAGATTTATATTCCTTTAGGCGCTCATTGGCAGGACCAAAAGAAGCAATTTACCTTTACTCGCGGTGGCAGACTTCGGTTTAGGCCGTTAGCTAATGATGCTGATGCTGAAAAATATCAGGGCCAAAACCTTTGCGTAGCGGTTGGCACTCCCATACGCATGGCTGATGGCACTTTTAAGCCAATAGAACAAATCCAGGTGGGCGATATGGTCGCGACCTTACTTGGGCCTAGACGCATTAAACACGTCACTACGCCTTATCTTGCGCCTTGTGTCGAAAGCCAGGTTTTGGACCAGGACGGCACCGAGGTGGGGCGTCAGAAAAATCCCATTTGGCACCCTGTTTTGACGGCACACGGAGTTTTTTCCACCGCTGGAGACTCCGAGCAACACAAGTCTCTGAAACGCCATATTGATAAGCAATCTCGGCTATGGGCTTTATCTGCTTGTAACGCAGATCGTATATTTCCCGCATATAAGGGTCTAAAGCACCAGGCTTGGTTCGCTTGTTTAGAAGATGGGAAAACTTATTGTAAAGAGTCATTGGATGACAACCCAACTTTGCAGCAGCTTCCAACGTTGTCCGTCCCTGTAGCGCTTCACGCACCGACTGTTCGGTTAAAGCAAAAGCACGAGCGCCACGGCCACGACGAATCCAACGAATATCATGCTCAACACAAATCTGACGAACAGTTGTCGGACTCATTCCCAATACCGCAAAAGATACGTCTGGGTTTTCAGCGGCTTGACGAACTTTTGCGAGAACGTCTGGGTTGGCTCTTGCCGCTTGATGGTGGTCTTTCATGTGAGCAGACCAACTTTTATAGAGCTTCAGGTTCTCCAGTCGATTAT